TTCATTTACATAATTATTATATTCTATCATGTTCTTTATAACATTTTCACTATCATTATTAGTGAAAGGTGGCGTAATTTCTTTTATTTTAGTTACTTGTGAAGGTGGTCGTAAATCAATAAAAAGTGCCATTGAAGGTTTATGACCATATTCATTATCTTCTTCTGTTATTTCAAAAATACTCTCATCATCTAATCCATAACTTTCAGATCTCTCAATCATATTGATAAAACAAGATTTAACATAATCATAGAACTCACCTCTACTATGTTTTCTCATTTCCTTTTCACGTTCTTCTCTTTCCTTGGTCCACGCACGTTGATCCGAATCATCACCATATCTCCAAGCTTCGTTATACTTTCTAATTTTCATCTTCTGATCTAACATCCCAAGTATCACCTAAGTCGGAAAAATTTACCGTACCTAGTTTTCCTTTTTCTAATGGGATTCTTTTAATATTTTTTGGTAACATAAAAACTAAGTTTACATAAGCATCAAAGGGGTTATTGTTCTCATACCCTTCTCTTTCTATATTAAACTCAACCTCTATATTTGGATATTTTATTTTTACTTTTTTTATACAAGTATTTATCTCATCATAAAAATCATAAAGTTCTTTACTACATTTTAAAATATCATCAAAAGTCTTTCTTTTATTTGTATTTTTAAATCCATCTTCAATAGAATGTACTATACCAGGTAAATTAGGAAGTAGTTCAATATACTTTCTACCATCTTCATCAGTATCAACTTCAATATCACAACCTTGGTCGATAAAATCAACAAAACACATCTCGATATAATCGGTGTCTAATTCTTCTGTACTTTCAAAAATTCTTTTTAAATGTTTCATATTATTTCTTTACCATTACAAACCAAGAAGAATTTGACTGACCTTTGATTTCTTCTTCAACTTCTTTAATCTCTGCCTGACCCTGAGTAACTAAGTTAGCATGATTAATTTTCACTGAACCGGGAAGTGTAAAATCGTACATTCCAATCATATTTCCTAATTGAACTTTTGCCCAACCAACACAATATTTATAGAATAAATCATCTTTGAATAGATTTTCTTGTGGAATATTAGCATAAGCTTCAATAATCACATCATAGTCAACTTTTGTTAAAATATGTAATCTATGATTTAATTGATTAAATGAGTATTTAAGTGTATATTTATTTAATTGATTTAACATATCAGACATATTATCTAACATTGTTTTATAAACTCCTAACTCTCCAATTGTCGTAACATAAGAAGATAAGTAAGGTTGATTAGTAACCCCTAAGTTTACTGATAAGTTTGGTGTATTGATACCTAATTGAAAAAGAGATGTTCCTTTTACTTCATATAAGTAAACAACAGATTGTATTTCACAAGGAACAGTAACATAACTATATTTTGTAAATTCTTCTGATGTAAATGCTTCTTTTCTAAGAAGAAAATACATTTTTTGTACAGCATATTGATACCATCTATAGAAATAAGGAAGAGCTCTTGCTTCAATTATTTGACGTAAATTTGCGTCAGGTAAAGTTTTTGGTAAAGCACAAGAAACACTTATTTCAGTTTGTACTAAGTCTATAAACTCATCTATTGTTAAACCACCTTGAAAAGGAATATAATCTGCCATAAAAATTTTAATATTTATTGTATATATTAAATTTTTATCCTTATATTTGTACTCTAATAAAGAAACACTATGAGCTCAATCGGAAAAATAACAAAAGAACAAATCATCAAATCAAGAAAGAAAGCTTCAAGAGAAATGGAGATCGAAGCTAATGCTGGTTGGGTAGCAACTCATAAAGTACATAAGTCTCAAAAAGACTATAATAGAAAACCAAAACATAGAAACTTAGAATTTTAATGGAATTTAAAATAACCACAAAATATCAGCACGGAGTAAAATCTAAGAATGGTAGACGAATAAACTATCGTCTTTACTTCTTAAATAATATTCTAATTTACAGACAACGAGTTCCATTTGATGAAACTATGGAATTAGGATTCCAAGGTAAGTATTTTTTCACAAATGAGTATATACTCGATGGGAATCTATACCAAACAAGAACTAATGACAAAGATGAAAGAAGTATTTACTTTCCACTTTCTAAAAAAATACTAAAAGAATTAGGAGTACCTAATGATTTAAAAATAGAAATATAAAAAGCCATATTATTTTAATATGGCTTTTATTTTTTCTTTTCTTTCTAAATTTTTTGATAAACTTACTTTTAACTCAAACCATTCACCTTTTGAGTACATATTATTGCTACCTGTATTTGAGTCAAAATACATATCACCATCCTTAGGATTACTTGGTGGTGAACCAAAAGAATAAGCATTACTCATTAACATTATTAGAAATCATTTTTGCTAATTTAGGATCATTAAAAGTAGTACCATTAAAAAAAAGATAAATACTTTTTAGTCTCTTCAATTCTAAAATCGCCAATTCTTCTGTTTCAAATATATTCAACATGACAGGCACTGATTTTAAATTACCTTGTTCAAATATTCTATGTTCTCCTTTAATATCATTAAAATATCTAAGTTCGATTATACTAAAATATCCAGTTTCTACTTGATGTATCTTATATTTTATAACATAAGGTTTATTACTATAATCTTTTGTAAATATAAGAGAATCAATACATTCTAACATAACTTCATCTGTATGTAGATTTCTAATATTTTCCAAATCTCTTTTAGACTTTGATTGATTTATACTACACCAAAGTAAACTATCCAATGTGGTTACTTGTAAATTATACATTAGAAATTACCAGCATTTTTTAGTTTTTCCAAAATTGCTTTTTGTTCAAGGTTGACTGACTTTGGTATTCTAATTTTAACATTTATTACTAAACTACCCATACCTTCATGAACATCTGGAATTCCTTTACCATTTATTCTTATAATTTTACCGTGTTCTGTACCTGGTTCAATAGCAACTATTATATCACCGTGTGGTGATTTCACCGATACATTGGCACCAATTATTGCATCAATAACTGAAATCTCTACATCTGTTATAATGTTACCACCTTCTCTTCTGAAATACATTTCTCTAATTTCATCAAAGACAATATATAAATCTCCTGGAACTCCATTTACTATATGATTACCAAATCCAGCCATACTCATTTGCATTCCATTTCCAACACCTTTAGGTATTTCAACATCAACAGTTTGTTCTTTTACAGTTGTTCCCTGTCCGTGACAAACATTACATTTATTTGCTATTTGAGTTCCACTTCCATTACAATCAGGACACATAGATACATTTCTAATTTGTCCAAATGGTGTATTTTGTACTACGGTTCTTTGACCAGAACCATTACAAGGAATACAACTTCTAAAATCAGAACCACCTTTACCATTACAAGGATTACAAGGTTCATGTCTTTTATATTTTAATTTCTTTGTAACACCATTGATTATCTCTTCAATAGTTAAAGCAACTTTTATTCTTAAATCAGATCCTTTTGATTGTCTTTGTTGTTGATGTCTTTGACCTCCACCGAATATATCTCCAAATTGACTGAAAATATCATCCATGTTGAAACCGTGACCTCTTCCACCACCAAACGGATTACCTCCACCGAATGGATTACCTCCACCATCTGCTGATCCGAATCTATCATAATTAGATTTTTTACCTTCATCTGAAAGTACATCATAAGCTTCAGCAGCTTCTTTAAACTTTGTTTCTGCCTCTGGGTTATCCGGATTTTTATCAGGATGCCATTTCATTGCCATTTTACGATAAGACTTCTTAATCTCATCTTCTGATGCTGTTTTATCAACACCTAGTACGCTATAATAATCTTTTGCCATAATTTATGTTAGTATTTTTTCTAATTTTATATCTCTATATATTTGTTTGGTTGTATCCGTCAGTCTAATATTTACCCATCTGTTATACTTTATAATAAACTCGTTATTGTTTATCATAGAAGACATAATTGGCATTTCATCAATTATATCCTTGAATATAGTTTCTGCATCTTGTATCATCCAATTTTCTATTTCTGATAACCTTTTACAGAAGTAATCCATAAATGGCGTAGCAGTATCAATAACATTACCTAGATAAATATCAGAGTTAAATCCAATCGGAGCACCTTCTGATATTTGTACATACCAATTAATCATTTATTATTCTCTTTAAATTTTTATCTCTTGTCACAGTTTTCATATCCGCGTCAATTGTTTCTGAGTTATAAGCTTTATGAAATAAACCGGCAATATAATTATCAACTATAAGTTGTAATGTTTCTTGTGTTCTATCTAAATTATTAAATATCTCTAATTTATTTGAAGACTTTGGTAGAATTAAAACCAAATAATCTAAAAATTCATCTATATCAAATAATAATTCAAATAATTGTAATCTTTCTTCTCTCAACATAGAAGGTGGGGTAACATAAACTTTACCCCACACTCTTCTAATTGTCGGTAGAATCAAATCTAATAGATCATCATCACCATCATATAAATTTCCTTGGAACTCAAATCCTTCAAATAAGTAAAGTTTCTTATCAATAACATATTCTAATAAATCTCTAAATTCAGATGTATTTTTAATACCCTGACACAACGTATCAAGAATTATCTCTCGATACGATGCGTTTTTATTTATTTCTAATATGGATGGTTTAGTGTTCACTATTTTCCTAAAACAACTTTTGGATATCTGAAAGGTTTACCATTTAAAGTGTAACCTTTAGATACTACGTCTATTACTTTTTTAGCACCTGCTTCAGTTACACTAATAACTTCGTGTAACTCATCATCATAAGTTTCAGTTTGAATTGGTTCGATACCCTGTGACTTCAAGAAAGTTTCTAATTTTTGTGCAATTAGTAAAACTCCCTTATCAACTTTATCCATTGATTTCAAAGCTAATGTAACGTCATTATCCATATCAATAACAGATGATAACATTTTAGTTTTTGTGTTTAATACTAATTCTTCTTTATCTTTCTGAACTCTTCTTTTGTAGTTTTCAAAATCGGCAGCCAATCGTAAATATTTATCATTCAATAAATCTAATTCATTTACATCTACATTCTCTGTAGTTTCATTACTGTTCTCCATCTTTTTTATAAATTATTTTTAATAGTTTTTCTAAATCAAGTGTTTTCTCATTATCATAAAATTGAATTAACCTAATAGGAGGTAATTCATTTTTAATACGCCAATCAGAGACACTTTGTTTTGTTGTGTTAAAATACTCTTCAACTTTTTTATTATATTTCTTTTTAATGTATAGTTGTATAAATAGGAAATCAATTTTTCTCATATTATTATATATTATATTCTCTATTTGTTTTCTATTATTTTGTAAAGGAGAGGCTGACTTTTTAATATATACTATATGAAAACAGGAATTTATAATATAAGAAATATAATTAATAATAATATTTATATTGGTAGTGCATCAAATCTAAAAAATAGATGGAATGTTCATAAACATAAATTATCAAATAATAAACATGTAAATATACATTTACAAAGAGCATTTAATAAATATGGATCTGAAAACTTCATATTTGAAGTAATAGAATATGTTGATAAGTATAACTTAATTATTAGGGAACAAAACTGGATTGACTTTTTTCAACCTGAATATAATATAAGAAAGGTTGCTCATAATAATACAGGCGTTAAATGGTCTGATGAAAGTAGAAAGAATGCAAGTGATAGAATGAAAAATAAGGAACCTTGGAATAAGGGTAAAAAGGGTATTTCTGAAGAGACACGAATTAAAATGAAAGATGCTTGGTCACGAAGAAGAGAAAATGGTGTTGATAAACCTATGTTTGGAAAGAAACATAATAATTTATCTATAGAAAAAATAAGTGGTGAGAATAATGGTGGTTCAAAACTAAAAGAAAGTGATATATTATTGATAAGATCATATTGGGATAAAAAAGAGTATAAACAAATAGAACTTGCAAAAATATTCAATGTTAGAGTTGGGTGTATATTCAAGATAGTTAATAGATTAAGTTGGAAACATATATAAAAAAAGACAGGTTATTTAACCTGTCTTTTTTTCTCCTCTCAATAGTTGAATTTTAATAGTTTCTTTACCGCACTTGAGTTATAAAACTCATATATAACATTTTTGTCTTCAAGTTCAATCACTTCTAGTTTTTCTAAACTTATTTTCATTTCATCTATGTATTCAACAAGTTCTTTTAATGAATTTACCCAACCTGCACTAGGTTCCCAATAGTCCGGGAATTTATCTAAAAACTTATCAACCGCGTAATCAAAGTTTTTCTTTCTAATCAATAATGTACCATCTTTTTTAGGATTATTGATAGATTTATTACTCAAAAATTCAGTAACATAAGTATTAAACTTATGAATTAAATTTATAGTTTCTATTATTTTAAGTAAACCCATTACTAAGGCATCTCTTTCAGATACTTCTATTTCTTCGTTTTCTTTAAGTATTCTTTCTGCTTCTTTTTCAGTGCATTGTAACACATAATAAACATAAGTGTCCCACAGACATCTTTTTACAATCTCTTCCGGGAATATTGATATTTTCATATTATTTTTAGTAATTTTATTATTATATACGTATTTAGTAAGAAGTTTTTCTTATCTTTGTCAAAATATAATTTAAAACATGGAAATAAACGAAAAAGTAGAATTAAATAAGAAAATTAAATCTTATGATGGTGCTAATTCATTTTTACTATCATTACAGAAACAATTAAAAACAAATACTAAATTAAAAAAAGAAGATTTCAAAGGTAGACAAGTAAAAGTTTTAAGTGATAAACAATACTCTGTTGCAGAAAACTTATTAAAAGACTAAAATATGAATAACAACTATAACATCGCAGTATCTGCAATAAATCTTCTTAGTGATGGTTTAACATCTAACAACCACACTAAGATAAGAGAAGCACTTAATATGATTCATGACGAGAACTTTTCTTGGGATGGATTAGAAGTTGTTAAGATGGAGTGGGATGAATTACTATTAGAAATTAAACGAAGGTACGAAGAAGTAAAAGCAAAACTTAAATAAAATGAAAACAATATACAACATACCAACTTACGATGAAGCATTAGCTTTGGTTAATAAAGTGGACTCTCCATTTTACGAATCAAAATCTATTGTAGGTGGTTATGCTGTATCTACCTTTAACTATAGATTAGCTTCTTGGGCAGACTTCAATGATGTAGGTGCAAAAGAAATGAGAGGGATCACTTATGTATTCAACTCTGACGGTTCTTTGTTTAAAAGATACCTATTATTAGAGAAATTCTTTAACTTGAACCAAGTACCAGATACTATGTATTCAGAAGTTAAAGACTTTAGAATCAAATCTATCTACAACAAAGAAGATGGTTCTGTTGCATCATTTATCAAACTACCAGATGGTTCAGTTTTTGGTAAATCAAAAATGTCAGTTATCACTGACCAAGCAGAAGGTATCATGAGAGTTTACAAATCAAACGAGTCCGTAAAAAGATTTGTTGATTGGACTTTTGACAACGATATATCTGCAATTTTTGAGTATGTTGCTCCATCAAACAAAATCGTTTTAAGATATGCTAAAGAAGACTTAATCTTATTGAGATTGAGAGATAATGTTACTGGTGAACTATTAGACTTAAATGACTATTTAGACGTAATCGGAGACATCAGAGTGGCTCCTTCTGAGGCAGGTTATACTTTAGACGAATTGATCGAAATGGCTTCTTATACAGAAGATAAAGAAGGATGGATAATTGAATTTACTAACGGTGTGTTGATGAAAATCAAAACTGATTGGTACTTCAAAAGACACGGTATCTTAACTGAGGATATTTACAGAGAAAACGTTATAATCAACTACATCTTAACTGATGAAATTGACGACGTTATCGCTCAAATCCCAGAAGATGAAGTAGAAGCACACGCTAGAATTGAGAAAATCATTTCAATAGTTAAAAGAGCTTTATCTAAAAAAGTTGAAGAAATAAAAAGATCATATGAGTTCTACATAACTGTAGGTTCAAGAAAAGATTATGCTATCAACTATAGAGGTAAAGAAGAGAACTTCGCGTTTGTAATGAAAATGGCGACTGTAGATGAAATGGCATTACTATCAAGAGAAGAAATCTTAGAAATCTTTGAAGAATATGAAAGATATGAAAATATGATCAAAACTTCTGAACCATTTGAAATGGCTAAAGTTTGGTTGTCAAGAGATACTAACAAATTGTTAATAGCAAGAGATTGGTTATCTAAAATTGACCCAACTTTATTCTTCATTGACGTTGAAGAAGATGTAGAAGACTAAAACCCACCGATTGGTGGGTTTTTTATTCTGTTAGAAGTCTTTTGGCTCTGAATTTATTTTGATTAGATCTTAATGATATAACTATACTATTAAAAGGTCTATGAGTTATTGCAAAATCTTTTATAAGATCCGACATTCTGTGTGTAGCCAATGTGGTATTTAAACCACCACCAATTTTAAAATCTATGTCCGGAAAACAATTATATTCCTTATTTAAAACTGTTAAAAAAGGAATCATATGATCTTTTATACTGTTCCACCTGATAAGATCACCTTTTTTACTAATTGTAATACGTGGACCTTCACTATTAGTCCAAAAACTAGTACCACCTCTTCTAGGAACACTTAAATCAATACTAAAATCTTCATTATCTAATAAATAAGCAAGATACCTTTCACAAAAATCTTTTATAGAGTTTTTATCGAAAGCTTCATTTATAAATTGTGAATATGAGTTTATTCTTTTTTCTTTTATATTCCTGTTTGCTTTACCTCTTGCTAAATGATCAACAGAAACACCAATAGTAAACATTTTAATTGAAGTTGCCATTGAACCTTCAATTCTAGTAAATTCAGGAATCGACATCATAATTCCTTCGTTTCCGAATAGAGAATGAACCTTGACATACATCAGTTTATTTTTTAGATATGTATCTAATGTTAAAAGTGCTTCCTTTATATAAGGTTTTAACTTACCATCTCTACCATAAAACTCTAAATATGGAAAATAACGACTTAAACCACCATCTCTTATAAATTCTGGAAAAAATCTAATATCAAATCTTAAAAATTTATCTCTTTTATCTTTTACATCAAAATCAAAATCAATCTGATTATCTATCAACTCAACGAGGATTCCTTCTATATTATCTAGTATTTGTTGTAACATAAAAGTATATATTAAAACTAGATTTTATATTTCCATATAAATCCCGCATAAGTTTCTTTAACACCTTTACAACATTTCGCAATTTGACTTCTACTCATAGTAGTGTCAATCCTTTCAATCTCTCTTAAACTCTTCCACTCTTTAACTAAATTCATATCTAAATCATATTGTAGGATCTCACTTCGTTTTATCTTAGTTCCCTTTATACTATTTCTTAATTTCTCCTTTTGTTCTTCCGTTCTAGGTTTTCGATTACCTACATTTTTAGGATTATTTAGTTTAGCTAATCTTAACTTCTCATTATGTTCGTCTGTCATTTTCAACCCATATGCCCAGTGATTTTCTTTATCCTCAAAATACTCTTTAAGAGTGTTACTTATCTTCTCTCTAACTAAAGGATCACTATTTTTATTAGGATTATTTAATTTGATTCTTTCAGAATAATACTCCTTCAACTCTATTGATTTTTCTAAGCCAACAATTTCCTCAAGAGTCTTACCTTTTCTAGCATTTGACATTTTTTTCTTAGTCTCTATTGAGAATTCAGTAACGTCTAATGAATGTGAATTAGTTAATTTATATCCTTCATTTGTGAGTTTTTCAATGTAGTAATTTTCTCTTATATTTGATTGTATAAAGTCAATACATTCTTCTACTATCTCAATAAGTGGTAGTAAATCTTTAGATTTTAATTTTCTTATCCATCTAGCTTTATATGTATTATAACAATCAGAATTTTCGTTGAATGATGAAGATATATGATCGTTATATCTTCTTTTTATATTATCGGTTTGTCCAATATATCTTATATCATTTGTTTCTGGGTCTATTAACTTATAAATATATCTCATGTGTTTTTATTTTCTTTTATATATTAAATTTTATATCGTCCCTTAGTCAATACCATAAACTTTTTTAAAATAAAATATATAATAATAAAGTAACTTATTTATGACACATTGTCATTTAAAATTTTAAAATAAATTTTAAATATATGACAAAATTTGTAAATTTAAACTTTGGTATAGAAATTGAATATTAATAATCACAAAAAAATAAATTAAAATTATGAACAAAAGAGATGTAATAGTGGGAATTGATCTTGGTACAACGAATTCGGCCATTGCGGTTGTTGAAAATGGAGAACCAACAATTATCCCAAATTCAGAAGGTAAAAGAACAACACCTTCAGTTGTAGGATTCACTGATAAAGACAGAAAAGTTGGTGACCCTGCTAAAAGACAAGCAGTTACAAACCCTGAAAAAACTGTTTACTCAATAAAAAGATTTGTAGGGAAAGACTTTTCATCTTGTACAGATGAAGTAACAAGAGTTCCTTACAAAGTAGAAAAAACTGGCTCAAATGTACCTGGTGTTAGAATTGACGACAGAGTATATACTCCACAAGAAATCTCAGCAATGATTCTTCAAAAGATGAAAAAAACTGCAGAAGATTACTTGGGTTATGAAGTAACTAGAGCAGTTATTACCGTTCCTGCTTACTTCGGTGATGCAGAAAGAACAGCAACAATCGAAGCAGGAGAAATCGCTGGTTTGAAAGTTGAAAGAATTATCAACGAACCAACTGCTGCTGCATTAGCATATGGTTTAGATAAGAAAAATACAGAGTCTAAGATTTTAGTATTTGACTGTGGTGGTGGAACTCACGACGTGTCTGTATTAGAAATTGGTGATGGTGTTTTTGAAGTAAAATCTACTGATGGTGATACTCACTTAGGTGGTGACGACTTTGATAACGAAATCATTACTTGGATGGTAGAAGAATTCAAATCTGAAAATGGTATGGATTTATCAAAAGATGCTATGGCATTACAAAGATTAAAAGAAGCTGCAGAGAAAGCTAAGATTGAATTATCTTCTTCTACAACAACTGATATTAATCTACCTTACATCACATCAAGAGACAATCAACCTTTACACTTTGTAAAACAATTGACTAAAGCGAAATTTGAACAAATGACTAGTTCATTAGTTAAAAGAGCTATCGATTGTGCAAAGTCTGCTCTTAAAAGTGCTAAATTAAAACCGGCTGATATTGATGAAGTTATCTTAGTTGGTGGTTCTACAAGAATCCCTGCTATTCAAGATGCTATCGAATCATTCATTGGTAAGAAAGCAAACAAATCTGTAAATCCAGATGAAGTTGTTGCGTTAGGAGCAGCTATTCAAGGAGCAGTTTTAACTGGTGGTATTTCAGATGTATTACTTTTAGATGTAACTCCTCTTTCACTTGGTATTGAAACAATGGGTAGTGTATTTACAAAATTGATTGATGCAAATACTACTATTCCTACAAGAAAAAGTGAAACATTCTCTACTGCCTCAGATAATCAATCATCAGTGGAAATCCACTGTCTTCAAGGAGAAAGACCAATGGCAAGAGATAACCGTTCTTTAGGTAGATTCCATTTAGATGGTATTCCACCTGCACCAAGAGGTGTTCCCCAAGTTGAGGTGATTTTGGATATCGATGCAAATGGCATACTTTCTGTAACCGCGAAAGATAAAGCTACTGGTAAAGAAAACAAAATCCGAATTGAAGGTGGTTCTCAGTTGACTAAAGAGGAAATTGAGAACATGAAGGCAGAAGCTGAAGCTAATGCGGAATCTGATAGAATTGAAAGAGAAACAGTTGACAAACTTAACGGTGCGGATAACTTAATCTTCCAAACAGAAAAACAAATTAAAGAGTTTGATGAAAAACTATCAGAAGAAGACAAGAGAGCTTTAGGTATAGACCTAGAAGAATTGAAAAAAGCTTATGCTGATAAAGATGTTGATGCAATTGACGAAAGTTCTAAAAAACTAAGTGAATCATGGCATGCAATTAGTACTAAATTGTACGAACAATCTCAAAATGAATCTGAGCAAACTAACGAAAGTTCAGATGATAATGTTGAGGATGTGAGCTTTGAGGAAGTTTCTGATGAGGAAGCTAAGTAATCAATAGTTTCTAACTATTTAAAAACCCAGTAATTATATTACTGGGTTTTTTATATATAGTATATGAAAGAAATATTTGGTAGTGTTATAAGAAAAAAAGTTACTAAACTAATTAGTGACATAGGCTTAGATATTTCTGAGATAGTTATTGATTTGCCTTTAAGTTTTGATACTTTTGATACTATAGAATTGAATAATAATATTATTATTCTACATAGATTTTTAGATAATTTAGATTATTCATATCTTTTTGATGAATTAGATGATGAAGATAAATTAGAAGTATATAAACTACTTTTTATTTATTTATAATGAATATCTACCTTTATTCTTTTCAGCAAGATAAGCTTTTAAATCCTCATAATTTACATTACCTGGGTTGGTAAATATTTTTTCAGAAAATCCCATAGGTTTATCCTCAATCTTTTTAATTGCATCTGCTTTTACACGTTCTTCATATTCTTCCTCAACGGTCTTTAAAATATGTCCTAAATAAAACTCAATACCTTTATCTCTTACCAATAAAGTATCTAATTGGAATAGAAACTCCTGTAAATCTTCTGTGTAAACTGCAAATGATGAGTCTTTTATATAATGGTCTACATAAAATCTTATATCACCTACATTTCCCTGACCATAAATTGTAGTATTATATTGTGTATTATAAAACTTTGCAAATTTATCCTTGTCATTATAAATTCGAGTTCCATTTTTTTCTACAGTAGGAACTAGTCCTAAACTAACCCTAAAATACCTTGACTTTTTAAATTCTTGAAGTGTCTGAAAACTTGATACTATACTTAACATTATTTATTTATTAAAATAAACTTGTTTCCTATTTAGTTTCTATCTCAAATTTTTCTTCATCATCTTCAAACATATCATCTAATTCAATTTTAAGATTGATTAAATATTCTTCATCTAAAGACTTAACATCTACATTCTTATCTAGCTGACCAACTATCTCAAATGTATCTATATTATATTTTTTAAGAGTTACGTGACATTTTTTAATATCTTCTATACTAAAATCTTTATCATCCTCTTTAGGAAATGCTGCAATATCTTGTGCAACCCCTGCAGTATCTACTTTTATAAAAATAGAATATGAATTCTCATCATCAGAAAACTTAACAGTTAAACAAGTATTTTTATTTGAGATTTCAGAACTATCTAATCTAACACCAAACTCTTTAAAAGTTGGTTTATTCTTATCTTTATTAGAAGAAAACTTTGCTTTTTTAATAGTCATTTGATCTTCTTCAGAACCTTCTTCTGGTTCAGACTCATACTCAAACATCTTATTAATTCTGTTCTTTAAAACACCTAATAGTGAGTTACTATAATTTTCAATTGTATCAGTTGCTTCAAGAATAAACTCTGTATATTTAATTACTTTCATCTTATTATAAATTTTTTATTGATGTATTTGGCTTTGGTGGCATAACAATTGTTGAGTATCCACCTTGACCTAATCCTATATTATCTTTTATATCATTTACAAAAACTTGAGGTACTTTACCACTATCTTCATATTCTACCATCATCTCTGCATAAAAATCCATAAGATTATTTATTTCGATGGGTCTTAAATTAAATTTCTTTAATATAGAAAGAACTTCTGATTGATAATCATCATCTGAATATCCGAATCCTTCAAAAGTTTTTAAATGTTTCATATACTATATATTACTTATTACAAGTACCTTTTTCTCATAAAAAAAAGAGATGTTTAACTCATCTCTTTTTATTTTTGGTCTCATAGTAAAAAAATTACTTTTCAGAGTCTGCAGTGTTAGATAGTGTAACACCATCTTCCTCATCAACCTTTTGAATAAGCATTTTATCTCTATCTTCAGAGTTGAACCAATAGTCAACTACTTTGTTAAGATTTCCTACGAATGCACCTAAAAGAAAAAGTAATAATTCTTTCCAGTCTTCTCCTACTTTTACTCCAAAGAATATACCAGAATTGATTCCTAATATAATCATAAAGAATAAACCTAATACGATCGCTGTAATTTTCCAACGATTAGATTGCATTTGTTGTAACATAAAATAAAAACGATTTTTATCATCTACTTTTACATAATCGCTACTTCCTTTAAATAAATTCATGGTACTTAATATTTTTTAATAATATATATTAAAAAAATAAATTTTTTTTTGTAACTTTGTAAAATGAAGAATATAGGCTATTGTTGTATCTCCATGGGAGTAAATACAGGTAAGAAAAAGAAAGAATTCGTAACGGTGAACCGAGGTATGGTTCGTAGAACATTTGATGCAAAAGGTCTTCCTTATGTGTCCGAATTAGTTATTGAAAATCTAAAAGATACTTTAAAACTATTAGAGTATAATATTAAAAATAACATCTATATTTATAGAATGTCAAGTGACTCCTTTCCTTGGATGTCAGAATATGAGTTCAGTGATCTACCAAAGTTTCCTGCTATTCGTACTTATATGAAACTTATCGGTAAGAAAATAAAAGACCACGGTATACGTGTATCGTACCATCCTGGTCCTTTCAATGTGCTCGCAAGTGAAAATCCTTTAGTAGTTCAGAAAACTATTAGTGAGTTAAACAAACACGCCGAACTTATGGATTTGATGGAATTAGACCAAACTACATTTTATCCTATCAATATTCACATCAATACTACTCAACCAACCAGAGAGTTAGCGGCAGAAAGATTTTGTAAAGAGTTTGAGAACTTATCAGAGTCATGTAAAAAAAGATTAGTTGTTGAGAATGATGATGGTGCAAACCAATACTCGGTTAAAATGTTATATGATTGGGTTTATCAAGTTATCGGTATTCCGATTACGTTTGACCAACATCACTTTAACTATGGTCCACAAGATCAAACAATGGAAGAAGCTTTAAGATTAGCACACTCTACTTGGAAAACAAGAGTACTAACTCATATGAGTTCACCAAAAACACTAGAAGACGTATCAGGTAAAAATATAGCACACGCAGATTACATTTATGAAGAAATTAAAACATTTGGTCTTGACTTTGATACAGAAATTGAAGCGAAAGCAAAAGATCTCGCAGTCTTTAAATACAGAGAACAATTTAAAGTTCTCAAAGGGTGATCGTGTAAAAGTTAAATTTGTATTAGAACTTGATGATATAAAACTAGATTTCTATCATATTGGATTTATCACTGATATAAATGAAAGATACATAATACCAAGTATTAAAAGTAGTTATAAACTTGAATATAAAGTACGAACTAAAGATAAAAATAGTTATATAAACAACTGGGTTGAACATAAAGATCTTGTTTTATATACCTTACAAGATGAAAGAGAAGAAAAATTAAATCAGATATTAAATGATTGAAGTAGGTAACCAAGTAAGAGTTAAAAAAACAGGAGAAATTGGTTTAGTAAGACATATAATGTATTATAAACACTTTGACTTTTTTATTGGTAAGAAAACTTATATGGTTGGTGAGATTGCCAAAAGTTATCAAATCAATGAGATTGAACTTTTTGATAAACAAGTTGAACGTGAAGAAAAATTAAATAAATTATTTGGTATTGTCAAATAATGAACGTATATTTGTACTCTAATCAAATAACAAAAACGACTTATGATAACATCTACTAAAATCAATTCAGTTCAAGCTAAGATTAAAGCAGCAATCGCACAAATTGCAAGAGAAGAAAATGTAGATATTACTTTTGGTTCTTGTAGATATGACAGTGCCAAATATAATACTACAATGACGGTTAAAACTAAAGTTATTACAGAAAGAGTTATCACTGTAAATGATAATACTTCTAAAATGTTAGGATTTGATGGTAATGTTATTGGTAGATTTACAATTGTAAATGGCAAAACATTCACTATTACCGACATCAAAACAAGAAATAGAACTTATCCAATCATCGCGGAGTTTGAAGGTAGATCATACAAACTTAGTGTACCACAAGTAAAAAGAGGTTTACTAAACTTAACAAAATAATAAAAGAGGACTATTTGTCCTCTTTTTTCTTTTTATTTCTTTCGATAATCATTTCCTCTGGTGTTAGTAATCCTCTACCAAACAATTTAACTCTATCGTCATATCTTTTCTTAACTCTCTCTGAAATCGGTACTGGTGCTCCTTCATCATCAATTCTAACGAATACCATTTTAGTTGAACAAACTAAATCTTGAACTCCTGTATAAACATTATGTTTTCTTGCTTCAAGATTGATTGTGATAGATGTATTACCTATCTTCTCAACACTACCATATATCTTAATTAAGTTTCCAGTTTTAACTGGTCTTTGAAAAATTACTTCTTCAATTTTCTTTGTTACCATTCGTGGCGTGTCGCAAATCTGACAGCAATAAACTGCAGCAGACTCGTCGAGGATACTCATCATTTCACCGCCAAATAAATTTCCATGTACTCCTATCTGTGAGGCCATACATACTCTTGTTGTAATTAGTTCCATTATTGTAATATTTTATTTAATTTAATTTCTCTTTGCTCACTCTTTAAAGTTATATCAGCATATCTTAACTCATAAGATATTTTCATATTCCTTAAATCAATAAACTTACCTATCGTATATACTACTAGTTTTTTACCTATTTGATTTTCAAAGAATTCATCAAGTTCTGCATCACTATTGAATGTTATACTTTTAACTGCTACAACCTTTTCAGTTAGCCTACCATCTTCTAAACTCTGTATAGAGAAACTTGGTGTTATAGTAGCATATGAAATCTTATCTACATGTTTAATTAGAAAATCATTCATCCATAAAGATAAGTCAAATTTAGCAGTAATACCAGTTCCACCAAGTAATCGAGAGTTTTCTACAAAACCAACTAATCCATCCAAACAATAATTATCAATAGGTACTAATGAACTCTTATAAGTTTGGTTTACACCTGCTATTATTCTACTATACATAATTATATTTTTACTATTTCTACTCCTGCTTCTCTTAAAAACTCTACTCCTGTAATGTCTTTATAATCCTCGTGATAAACTAATCTTTTAATTCCTGATTGAAGAACTAATTTAGAACAATCTCTACACGGAGAATGTGTTTGATATAGGGTTGCTCCA